AACATCAAGCGCTTCAATAATAAAACGAACTAGGGTGCTTTTTCCACTACCCGCGTACCCGCTAATTACTGTATATTTTTCCCAAGCATTATATCTATCTATTGCAATTAATAATCCTTCTGACTGTTTTCTTGTTAATATCATTAATCATGATCTCCTATTATTTCATCTAAGATTTGACAAAATCTCATGATATCTCTATTTGCTTGCAACTGATAATAGGCTTTATCATGCTTTTTTGAAGAGTCTTTTATATATTCATATTCAGCCATTTGTTCTCTGGCTCTAATATATCTATAGACAAGTGAATCAAATGCATAGCCTTTTAAATGTGTAGAATTATAAAATTTAGTGCCATCTATTTCAATTGAGTCAAGAATTGGTTTTTTAAGCTCTAAAGCCATAATTTTTTCTCCTTTTTAAAAATAATATTTAGAAGAATCTATTATTTCAAAATCCTACATTATTAATTGTGGATATATCTGTCCGTTCCATTCATTTGCATTACATTTACAAATAGCATTAACTTCAAGGTAACCAGTAGTAGTAAATTTTGCAATCTATTCTTCAGTTCCATTAAATTTTATAATAGATAAACCATTAGGAAGATTAAATTTTAAAGTATTGCTTTTCATAATTTGAAAATTAGAATTTGTAATTTTAAAATTAATATTTATATAAGATCTGTCAATATCTTGTCCCCAATAGTCATTCATTTTTGCGATCTCTAAAATATATTGATTATTATTATCGGTTTCTTTAAAATTATAATCTATTCTGTAAATAGGTTCAACAGATACATCTTCTAAAAGCTAATCAATGCGGTAAAGAAAATTATCAACCTAGGTTCCTTTAATACTTAAACCCGCGGCATTATCATGTCCTTGAACATAAACTACTTCAGGACATTGTTCAAGGATTTCTTTAAAACTATCAATTCCAGTTTTTGTATAACCGCGCATAGATCCTTCATAAGTCTATTCTTCATTTCTATTGGTTCTAGTTAATAAACAACATGGTCTTTGATATTTTGCCATAAATTTATTTGCAATTAAACCACGAATTTCAGAATCAATTTGACCAGGTTCTAACAAAAATAAAAGAATTTTATGATCAAGCATATGATTGGTTTCAATCATTTTCTCTAGCATAGTTAATCCAGCATCTTCTGCTCTTGTCTGTCTGTTTTTAACATTTGTAACTGTTCTAATTGCCTGTAGAATTAACTTTTCTTTTTCTCCTAATTTATGTCCACGTTTGTTTGAAAGAACTTCCTTAAATGCTTTATGATTTAGCATAGAATTAAAAAGTAAATTTTTTTCATCTAAAGTTCCACTTCTAGTTATTGCATTAACAAAAGGAACAATAAAAAAGGCGGCGCCGATAGAAGTACAACTCATACTAGAATCAGACGGAGTATAATCAGCTTTAGATAATGGGAAAGCATTTTTATCAAGCATGTAATCAATAAAAGGATTATGAATATTATCTTTTTTAAATCCTTTTGTGATTAAATAACGAGTTTCAAATGATCGTAAAGACATCATATCTCCGCAATTTCCAAGAGCAACAAGATCGAGAAAATTATTTGCATAATTTATATTTAATATATTATCAATATATTTACAAAATTGCCAAACTACACCCACGCCTGATAGTTCTTTATTAGGATAATTAGATAATTGGTTATTAATAATTACTGCATATTCACTAATACGATCAGCTAAGTGATGATCTAATACTAATACTCCAATTCCTTTTTTAAATAATTCATAATGATATTCATAATCATTACTGCTAGAATCTGGACAGATAATTAAAGAATAATAGTTTGAAATTTTATCCATACAATCAGACAAACCATGTTGTTTTCCGCCATGCATAATCCAATTTAAATGATTATTTGTCCAAGTTGGAAATATTTTATATAAATAATTAATTAAAAGTGCGGCAGACGTATATCCATCACAATCGCAATCCACTATAATTAAAGCATTTTTATTTTTTGATATAGTATTAAGTAATAATTTTAATCCATCTTTTAAATTTTGTTCACCTAATAATAATGGTGAATTAATATCCTAATCTGACAAATTCATATAATGAGAGATTTCATTTTCAGCAATTCCTCTATTATATAATATTTGCTATATCGCTGAAAATTTTTTATTTGGTTTATTTATTAATTCATATTTCATTACATCTACTTCCTTCAATTTTATAATATTTCCATTTATTATATTATATTATATCTGTTGCATAAAATATATATTGCCAACCACTTGTATTTTTTTTCTTTATTTTTTTTAAATAACAATGTGGCATTCCTATCTTTTTGAAATACCAATTGATTTCATAATGCTTATTTTGAATTTTATCTAAATCATTGTTTAATGTTTTAATTTTCTTTTCAGTGTAAGAAAAAAAAGTACGAATATTAAAAGCAAGAAAAATTTTATATATTTTATCTTCATCATTTCCTTCAATATATTGAATTTTATAATGTTTTCTTAAATATTTTATATTATAATGCTTATTTGGAGTCATTATTTTATATTCCTTTCCTTATTATAATATTTCTATTTATATTATAACAAAAAAAGAAAGAGTTGTCAAGTCAACTCTTTTTAATGTACTTATCTTTTAACATGAAAATTTTTCAAAACGATATTTTTGTTTAGCGTTTGGATATTTATTTTTATCAACTTCTCCCATAAACATTGAATAAGGTCTAATATAAATTTGAAAATTATCATATAATGCTTGATAAACTACTTCCCTTTCTTTTGTTTCTGTATGAATACCAAATGCCAATATTTTATAAAGATATTTATTTCTTTTCTTTTCTGTTTCATCATTATCATGATATTTAAAATGAGCTACAATATCACCAATGTTTAATCTATTTGTCATTCTATTCTTATCCTTTCTTTAAATAATTGAATAAATTTATCCTTACCTTCATCTATTGGACTTGATTTATATTGTAATAAATTATTTTTATCAAACATATAACTAATATTTATATAATTACCATATTTATTATAAAGAGTTTTTAATTTAATAACCCATTTTTGCCATTCTTCATCTCCAATTTTTTGAAACTGTTTATCAAGAGCTATAATAATTTCTTTAACACCAAGAGATAAAAGTAATTTAACTTGATAATTAATTAAATTACTGCCGCAACATGCTACACTAATATCTAACTCTTTCCCAAAATAGGACGCGTATAATAATGTTGACTTTTCACCTTCAAATATAATTGCTTTTTGAAATTGTTTAATAGCTTTTTTACTATTGTTAAGGTTGTAAAGTGAAAAACCAAGCGGATGATTATACATCTTCCCGCCAATAATTGCAGGTTTGTATTTTCCATTTATTTCATTTTCTTTTATCAATGTTCTTTCTCTAATACCGATAAGATTCCCCTCTATATCATAATGAGGTATAACAATTCCTTCATTTATAGGATCATAACATATTCCTCTTGATTCCATAATATCAAAATTAATGCCCTCTTTTTCCCATGGAATAATGTGTGGATGAGGTAAATATCTTAATACTTTATTATCATATGTTTTTAATTCTACAATTTGTGGCTGATTTTTTTCTTTATTTCTTTTGAAAGCATTAATTATTTTCCAATCTTCAGTTGTATCTTGATTATCTTCAAAATCGAATGTCTCTGCTGTATATCCAAAATATTTAGCTACAAAAACTATGGCTTTTGGTAAAGAAAGATTTTTAATACCAGCAGCTTTATTTACTTTTAAAACTAAATCATATATATCAAATGATGCATCTCCACAGCCTGTATAACAATGGAATAAATGAGTATTGGGGTAATAATAAAGTTTATGACTATCGCCGCCATGACAGATTGTGCGAGCAGTGAACATACCATTTCCCATAATAGGTTCACCGCCTAATTCACTCACAAGGTCAAATACTTCTTCTATTGTTAAATTTTCTTTTAATGTATCTTTATCATATTTGAACATTTTACTATCCTTTTGTCCATTTATATAAATTTTCTGCTAATAATACTGTAAAAATTATAAATAAACAAATTAGAATAAAAAGAATTATAATCATATGTTTTTATACCTTTCAATATAGGCTTGTAAACAACCATCTTCTGGAAGGATGACTATAGTTTTATTTCTTGATGTAAAAGTAATAATATCTCTTAACCAATTTTCCCATTCTTTTTCTAATAATGCAATAAAAGATTCATCATTTTCTCTTCTTTTGTATCTATTTAAATAAATTTTTAAATCATCAATAGGAGGAATTACAACAGTATATCTTACTTCCATTTGTTCAAATTGTTCTAATAATTGAGGATGAGTAGACACCATAACATTATATCCGTTATCACTCATATGTTTTGCTACTTTTGCATAACGAACCCAATCTTTCTCAAATGGAGTGCTTTCTAAATCTATCCAATTAGAAAATTTTGCTAAGGTAGTTTTTCCAACTCTAGGAAATCCGCAAATAATCATTTTATTTTTCCTTTTTTTATTTTATTTTATTTTTAAGAAATATTACCATTTCATATACATATCAAAAATATTTAATTTTTTTGCAAGATTGTATACAATATTTGTATCCATATAACAATCGGCAAGATCGGAATTATTTAAATCTTCAATTAATCGTTCCATATTATTAAACATTATTTTTAATATAGCATATTCATCTTCTGTAAAGTCTTCTCTTGTCATTTATTTTCTCCTTAAAAAGCACTTTCATATCTCTTTTTTAATTCTTTTTGAAACATAGGAATATATAAGTTAGCAAAAGGAGAATGATTTCTTTTTAACATATTAATGCAATTTAGGATATGGGATTCATCCATTTCATTAATATTTATTTTTTTACCATCTTTTGTTGTCCAAATGTTTTTTGAAGATTCAATTTCCGCTTTTGCTTGAATTAATTCAAAATTTTTTTGTGATTGTTCTAATTCATATATATGATCTGAAATCCATTCTCCACCGAGACTCATTTTATTCTCCTTTATAAAATAATTTCATAATCTTTTAATTGTTCTATGAATTTTATTTTTCCACAACTCTTACAAACGATAACACCTCTAGCAAAAGAACCATATAAAAATGGGCTTGCCGTTTTCCAATAAAAATGTGGACATAAGATTCTATTTATAATAAGATTTTTATATTTTTTCATATTAAAATGCACTACTTTCAATTTTAGGTGTTACTTTAATTTTTAAATCTTCTATATCAATTAATTCATAATTATAATTAGTTATAAATATTGGATCAATACGACAAGACCCTCGATTAGATTTACACCAAAGTAATATATCTTTATAGCGGCCGCGCCTATTTTTATAAACAGAAATTTTTATATCAGGCATTCCAATACCCATAGAATTAACAATATTTTTTAAAGATTCTCTGTCGTCTTGGCTAGTTTGAAGCATAATCATACCACAGTCAATTTTATCAGCAATTGCTTTTGCTCCGCGAAGAAGATTTTGATCATACTGTTGAGCAGATACATAATCTGCATTAAGCTGAGTTGCTGACATAATAAATATACCATATTGGTTGCATAAATCTTTTAAGCGAACACTGATCATAAAAAGAATATTATCTTCTCGTAGTCCTTTAACACCAGCTTTTGAACTAATCTCACTAAGTATTTTCATACTTGAATGAATATAATCCATAAAAATATATCGAGTGTCATATTGACGAATACCAAATTTAATTGTATTTTCAATATCTTGTAATGAAAAATCTGGAAGTTTTTTAATATACAATGGACTTTTTTCAAGAATGGCGGCAGCCTCGGTTACTCGCTCCCACTCATCTCCGACATATGTGTTTTCAAGGATGTGATCTTCATTAACACCAGATAAAAAAGAAATCATCATGGTTTGAATCTCATCTTCTTCCTGCTCTGTTGTAATAAATTGAGTGGGTTCACGAGTCCCATTGTCTTCCCATTGTCTAGTTTCAAGATTATAAATTTTATTACATGCAATAAAGCAAGCGTCTGCTATCATAGAACGCGTCTTTCCGATTCCAGTAGCGGCTGACCGCAAATAAAATTTTTTTAATCTAGCGCCGCGATGAATAGCATTAACTAATCTACCATATAAAGGATAACCAATTTCTGGATTATTTTTTAATCTTTCAAGAAGTGCTAATGCTCCATTTCCCGCTTGAATAACGCCATCTTCTGAATTATCAACATACTTAGCTTTAATTTCATCTATCTTATCATTAATAATATTAGCAATATCATTAATAGGAGTATTGTCAAACCAAGTTTCTTGAACTTCTTTTTTCTTTGCATCTAAAATATTGTCAGGATCATATAACCAAGATAAATCCATTCCAATATGATTATACATTCTAAATAATGTCATTTTTTTCATTCGATTATAATAATAATCAAATGCTGCCAATTGACACATTTCTTTAATATTTTCTAAATATTCAGAACCTTTATTTATTTTATAAACAGCATATTTTTTTGGTCTTTGCTCTAAATATTTTTCTATATCTTCAATAGATATTTGTTTTGCTCCAAGTTGATGGAGATTATAAATTGAACCAAATAAAATCTTATGAAACTCTTGAGAAAAATCTTCTTCATGAAATTTATATTTTTCTTCTAAGTCTAAAAGAGAAGGATTTATAAAGACATCTCCGATTACTTGCATACAAGCAGAAACATCATAATATTTTGAACTCATTCATTATCCTCCTCTTCTAACCACATATGCGGCGGCCGCGTATATGTTCGTGGAGACTCAATAGTTATAACTCTTTCTTTTGGCAACATAAAATTTGAAAGATCCTTTTCTTTATTAATTAATTGTGCTTGATATAATGCATAGTAATAATTTAATGCTTGTTGATATATATAAGGAAGAATTCCAATACTGCCATTACTTTTTTCTATTGAATTTCCTTCTTTTTCATAATACCACTTAAGAGTTTTTAACATTCCACTGTATGTAAAATTGTTTTCTTTAACATATTTTTCAGCTAATTTTTTAGTTAATATATAGTTATAATCTTCTCCAAATAAATTTTTAGTATAATTATAAAAAGCTTCTATGTCTCTTTCTTCTTGAGTCATATTAGCTTGATGTTCTTCCCAACATTTTATATGAGCATATCTACGTGAGGAGACTTGTTTTGTTGGTTCAACATCTCTATCAAATTGTTTATTACAATATAGGCATTTTACATAATGATGAGCCATTTTGCACATCTCCTTATATTTTACTATTTATATTATAACAAAAAAAAGAAGACTTGTCAAAAAATTCCTTCTTTGACAAGTCCTTTAAAATATATAATTATTCTGATGGACTTTCTTTGGAAAGTAAGAGAAGATCATCATAGATCAAAGAAAGGGCTTCAACCTGTTCACGAGAACACTGGCTCATTTTTTGACCTCTACCTAAGAAATGATCAGTAATCTGAACAATTCGAGGCTGATAGAAATTTTGGAAAATCTCATCAGAATTATTATCAATCATATCCTTAATTAAAGCATTACAATTTTTCATAAGCTCATCAAAATTAAGGTCTTTAGTAGTATCTTCATAAAGATTATTTTTCTTATCTGTAAAGAATTCATTGCCATCTTCTTTGGCTTGCTGATCAATAGCATCACTAATTGCGGCAACTAGATTATCATAAGAGAAATCAATATAATCTGGAGTATATTTAAATCTTGAACCAGCTTCATATCGAGGGGTGCCGCGCATAAAGAGTTTAGTTAAATTATTACCATCTTTATCCGTAACAATTCTTGAGTATCCAATAATATCTGCCATTCTAGCAACAATATTATTTGCTCTTTTATCAAGAGTTGGAACAATTTTATTATACTCATTTCCGGCTTCATCTTTAAACACTTTATCAGTAGCATGAGAAATAAGAATAAGACCGTAATCCATCATAACAATAGATCTAAGACATTCATCAAATTCTTTTGCTACCAGCGTATATCCTTTACCAAAGGGAATATCACTAATACTATCTACACCATATCCGCCATCTGGGCGGAGAGCATTATCACAAATATATTTTGTACAATAATCATATGCGATGTCTCAAATTTTGTTATCCTAAAGGCTTTTTATCCTTTAGTTCTTATACTTCATTATTCGTATAAGTTCAGCATATCTTTTATTCTTCTATCGAAGAATTAGAGTCTCGTGGGATATTTAAAATTGTTTCAAATTTTTCTTTTTTTCTTTGAAGAAATAGATCACTGTCTGTGGTATAAAATAAATTATAAATTTTTTGAATCTCTTTTTTGTTAGTCGTAATAATTTTATACATTATTGTACCAATGTCTGTGGTATAATGTTCAGGTTTATTTAAAATAATATGATAATGATTGATTAATTCCTCTCTAATCCAGTCTATTGCAGATTTAGATGCACCTACAATTTCAAAAGAATTTTTGTTGTAAATAATTCCTTTACTGTTTTTGGCTTTAGTCGTAGAAATACTACCATCTCCATCAAAATAACCTCTAATATAATCAATTCTATATTCTGGAAGTAATAATGTTGGAGGCTTTAATGTAAAAGTTTTATTATTAACAATTCCATAATGCGATAAATCTTGCTTCCAAGATGCAGACCAATTTCTTAATGTAGCTGTTTCATAACCATTATTTCGAGTTTGTAAAGAAATTGGTCTAGTGATATTTGTTTTTTCTGCAATTTGAAATAATATATTTTTATCTTTTTGTAAAATTTCTATTGATATACAATTTTCTTTTGCAGAAATATAACCATCTGCAGCAATGAATCCAAGAATATATGCCATATCTGGACTTTGAATTTTAAAAAAATTATCATTACAAGGATATTTTCTTCCTTCTTGTTTAGCTTCTGTATAAGTCCTTTTTGAAATTCCATATTTTTTAAGAATTTTTTCCATCATATACTGACTGATTCCGAACTCTTTTCCAGCCGTTGCAAGTCCTTGTTTTTTTTCAATATAATTAAAAATTGCCTGTTTTTCTATTTCTTCCGAAAAATTTTTTGTTCTTCCCATAGTGAGCCGAACCTCCTTTAAATTTAAATCCTATGCGTTGCGCGTGTTATTAATATAACTTCCGCTCTGATTCCCATCTCAGGGTTCCAGTTTTTACTCTAATGTTGGGTATAATTACTTATACCGCACGGCAAACATTCACCGTATCAATGGTAATTGTATAGAATCTTTCTCTTGCTTTTGGATCTTTTAACTGTCTAAGAACTTTTCTAAATTCTGCCCAATTATTAATTGGCTGTGCCATAACCCCAGGAATTGCGTTGTAACCTTTTTCAAAGGCTAAAAGAAGATTCTTCTCAAACTTTGCGGCGGTTGTCGTCTTGCCAGATTTTGGCTCTCCGTAGAAAAACACCGAATATCCTCTAAGGTTACGACTTACCTGATGGGGCTAAATACTAAAAATATCAATATCTGCCATAATTTATCCTTTCTATAAAGAAAGGGGAATTTTAATCCCCCTTTTATTAAAATACAAACTTTCCTTCAGGTACTTCCTGAGCTACTTTGGTTGCAGCATTTACGTTAAAATTAGCACCAGCTGCTTTATCGGCCTTGCGTTTATTATATCTTTCTTCAATCTCAGCAAGCATAACCTGTCTATCCTGCGTCATCTTATTTACATCTGCAACTGTAAGAACTTCTTCATCTCCAAAATCATAAGGTACTTTAGAGGTTCCTGTAACTACATACTCTCGACTTTTACGTTCATAAGTCTGAACTGCCGCCTCACCAAATGCAGACTCCTCTTTCTTTTCAGTCTTAATTGTCATACAATTAATGTGACCCCAAACTTTTGTAAATACAGGATTTGAAGGAGATGCATCCAGATTTTCAAAATGACTCATTCCCATTTTATTTCTTACTGTAAAGGAAGCGGGAATAATAACTGGGCCATATCCAAAAATAGCTCCATTAATTGTTGAAAAATCTTCAAGAATATTCTTTTCCTCATTTGCATCAATATGAGTTACTTTTGTGATAAGCATATCTGCTGAGAAAGTATTTCTTTCATCTTCTTTTCCAAGTTCAGTTACGATAGAACAAAAACCATTTTCATTCCTCAAGGCGGCTACCTTTGAACCATCTGCCGCAATAAAATCATTTACCGCGAGAGAAACTCCAGTACACTGAACTTTAAGAGCATTTTCCTTGCCGCCATTAATCCATGTTTTATCTGGATTATCAATAATTTTCTTAAGAGCAATATAAGTATTATTTGTCTGACCAGACTTCGCATATGTTGCAGTTACATAGGTATAATGAACTGTTACAACATTCAGACCAGCTTCATCTACTACAATGTCAAGATCTCCTGCAATAT